ACCCCTACCGGTTACCGCACCTTGGACACCGACAGCAAAGTATTCACCACCTTTATCGGTTTCCCAACGACCAGCGGCTTTTGAATCTTCTTGTAATCTTGTATTAAATATTTCTCTATATTCAGCTGAGTCAATTAAGTTTTTTGTTTTACGACCAAACCTAACTGCAAGTTCTGCAGTGTGAGTTGCTTGAATAATTTTTAATTTAGGATCATTACCAATCATCCATGCGGGTAAAAAGTAAGAAGCAAATTCTGATTTAGTATGCCTTGGTGGCATATTGATAATTAATCTTTTTAATTCTCCTGATCTTAGTCTATTAAATTTATCTGCAATAGTTTTGTGGTGGGAGCCTTCAATAAAATCTGGCCAAATATATTTTACAAATGTTAGAAAATCAGAACGAATATTTTTGTCTGTATTCTTTTTAATAGACATTAGAAAATTTAATTTAACTTTTTTTCTAACTTCAGGGTCTTTAATATTATTTATATTTCTAAGTTTTTTTAAATTTTCTTTATCAAGCATAATATAATTATGGTACCTAAATTGTTTTTAACACCCCCGGGGGTATAAATCCATAGGTAATTTTATAACCTATAGGGTCCCCTTATATGGTACCTTAAATATTTTTTACCCCTCCCCCCTACTTAGAATAAAAGTAATTTAGAACTCAAAATGAATTTATTAACTATAACTATGTAAATCTTAGACTAAAGGGTATGACTGGGACCCCTTTAATTGATTTACCCTCTCCCCCCTCCTTAGAATAAAAGTAAATCGTAAACTCATTGGGACCTCTATGGTGGGGGGGGTGAGTCCTTGGTGGGCCCCGCCCACATGTATATATTATCGGTAAGGGTGGGCCCCGCCCACAGGTATTTAATAGTGATAAATATATCACAGAATATCCTATTGAATTATAATACTATTAATTGATAGATAGGACAACATTATTGCCCTTGTTATTATATACATAATATCCCAGATAGTAGTAGAATAGAATCAGTAATAACGAAAAGAAAGGTATAAAATGACTAAAGAAAAGATAGACCAAGTAAGCGCTGGAATAGATAGACTAGGTGAGAAAGTAATAAACCTAACTAAAGAGAACAACGCTTTAAAGTTTAAGACAACAACACTTAAACAAGAACTAACAACTCTAAAAGAAATGTTAGTTAAAGCACACGATGACGCAAGAAATAACAAACGTAAAAACATATCCAGCTTTGGTGTGTCTATGTTTTTACTTAACACAATAATACAGACTAATGTTTGTCTTAATAAACTTAATGTAGAGATAAATTAGTATGGAAACTGAAGTAAATATAACTGATAACCTTGCTCAACAATTTGTTGAGCAAGGGCTAACAACAAAGGAAAGTGAAATACTTTCCTTTATTATAACAAAGTGTGATGATACCATTATGGATATTGTCGAAACGTTTGAAGAGAGAGAAACAACAAAGGTAGTTTATGCTTGAAACAATAAATGAGTTATATGATTACTTTATAACTTTTGCCTCGTTGTCCTTGTTGCTTGTTGCATTATTCTATTGGATAGTTTTATTAATCAATAGAAAACAAGAAAAGGACTTTGATACAAAGTATAGAGAAACACGAAAAAAATAGTCTTAACAACAACGCCCGGAATTCCGGGCGTTGTTCATTCTTAACGAAAAGAATTATTTAGCAATTTGTGTAAAGGACTTGGGCACACGCACCTCGATTTGTGCCTTGTTAAATATATTCTCTAAGTTCTTCCAAACGTCATCAATAGACAAGCCAGAATATAAAGTATTTCTAGCGTCCTCTATTCCATTTTGTAGATATTTAAAGAACTTGCCCTTTTCAGAGTTTTTATATTTTTCTTCAAGTTCTTGCTGACAAGCTTTTTTAAGATTACTTATCACTTCATCTACAGTATCAGCACGGCTTGAAATCGACCAGTCTCTAATGTCTGACCATTGATTAACCTTTTCAAGTAATGCTTGTTTTCTCTTAATAGCATTTTGATTAAGAGCGGTCTCTTTTGCGTCTTTACTTAACTTAAAGTCCTGATATTCCTTTTCGGCTTGTTCAGCATCTTTAAGTAGTTTATCAAGTCTTAAAGTAGATACGAACTTATTAAAGTCCTTCTCTAATTGTTTTCCTACTTCAAGTTCACACTGTGATCGTATTGCACTTTGCTTTTCTTGGAACTTGTTATTTATAAGTCTATCTAAATAATCAAGTTCTTGTTTTCTTATTGGTCTCATGTTTGTTTTCCTTTCGTTGTTTGTTATTTGGAATTATATCCTATGTTATCCTATATTGTCAAGCTCTAAATTAATTTTATTTTTTTTTAAGGTGGGGTGGGCCCCGCCCGCAAGTGTTTAGTGTTTTATGGGTGGGCCCCGCCCGCATGTGTTTAGTGGGCCTGCGACAATATGTCGCATTGACTTATTTGAAATCCTTGACCTTGAATCATGGCCCATGAATAAATTTATTTATTGTATTCTAGGATTAGATGGGATATAGTTTTAATTGCAGCCAGATGAATGCGAAAGCAAAGAGCTTGTATAGATCGTTTCTGGTGAGACGGTTGACTACCGTAACAAATGAGGAGACTGACGGTCTGGGTCGTTTGCCACTGTCAGTCTTCTATAACGAAAGGAAAAAAATGCCTAAATACAAAGTTCATTTTGTTTCAGATGTTTATGAAACAATTGAAGTAGAAGCCAATTCACCAAAAGAAGCTGAATATAAGTTTCTAAAAGGTGATGTAGACTTAGCGGATGCTAAAGAAGAAGTAAAAGAAAACCTAAAAGTTGATACAGTAGAAGAAATCAAAAACTAGGTTTTTAAAAAACAAAACAGTCTGGAGTGACAACTTATGGTTGTAGCTCCAGACTTTAACCATCCAATTAAAAATTAAAAAATCGCAAGCCGCAAGCGCAGCTAGCAAGCTCACAAGTGTATATATAAAACACGGGTGGGCCCCGCCCACAAGTATTTAGTAGCAAGTGCGACACTATGTCGCATTGACATAACCTAGAGTTGCATGAGCCATGAATCAGTCTGCAAGCATCAAGGCGCAAAATAAAATTTGACAAGATGGGATATTGTAGGATATAATTGATTCGTTAAGCAGTTAATTACCAAAAATAATTCGCTGGCATTGTGCAACAAACGTTGAATAGTCAAGCTGGGTTTATTGCAGAGTTAATTGCTTAACATTAACGAAGGAGAAAGAAACATGAAACTAACTAAGTTTGAAGTATCCAACATATTGGATGCTTTAGAAGAATGGTTTGTTAATGTGACACCTAAAGAATTATCAGAGAAAGACATAGGTCTGGATGATTATAGATATTCTTTAATTCACAGAAAGCTAACCACATTTATAGAAGAAAAGGAGAAAGAAACACTATGAGTCACTTTTATGGAAAGATATCTGAGTCTGCAAGAAAGACTCAGCCTACGGCTAGAGCCCATCACTCACTGAGAGTGGAGGCTCAGAGCTGGCAGGGTAAAATAGTAACCCGTTTAAAACGAGATAAAGATGGGGATTACTTTGAAGTCTGGAGAGAACCACACGGCAGCAGCGGGGGAGATTACCTTCTGCTAGTCCAAGGCAGGATAGACCTGGCAGACAAATTTGCAAAAGTTTCCTAACGTTGTAAACTAGCCCCCGTCCTGGGGGCTAGATAATATTTAATATTTAAACCCCGCTCACAAGCGGGGAAGGAGCAGGAGCCGTGGTCCAAGGCGCAAGCATGGCTCGCAAGCTTACAAGCAGCAAGGCTCACAAGCTTGTTTTTTTTTTTTTTGGGTGGGCCCCGCCCGCAGGTTTTTTAGTTCGAGGGTGCGACACTATGTCACATTGACAAGATGTTCCTGGACCTTGGTCCATCCTTCGGCAATACAGGCACAAGGCTCATGGTTTACAAGTTGCATGATCTTTGATCCTTCATAAAGTTTTATGGACAAAGGACCGAGGGCCTTTTGCAGGATGAAAGTATTGTTGGGGTGTCGTACATGAAAGCTAATTTGATGCGCTGAGAGGATCGGAAATTCACCCTTTGTAACCTTCAATTCAATAGTAAAAAATTTACCAGATTTGTTATAGCACAAGAGATCTGGAACACCAGCCGAGGCCCAAGAC